TTAATGTTCCCTATCACTTCTAACTTCTCGGAAGGGTAGGATGTAGTAGACATTCCAATACCTACATTTCCGTTTCCATGCGCGAGCAAAATCGGATTAGCGTTACGATCTGTAACATAAAGTGAGTAAGAGCTATAACCATTTACACCTGCACGAATATTAAGACCAGATGGCCGCTGACCCGTTGAGCTTTCGGAGTTGTAAATCAGAGAGGCTAGTCCATCACCATCTGAATGTCTAAAATTACCTGCTATTGATAACTTACCTGCATACGGTGTTCCGATATGCAATCCTTCTGATTTAATGTCCCCAGCAACGTCAAGTTTTTTACTTGGACTTGTTGTTCCTATACCAACGTTGCCAGAAGAATTGATTTGCATCCTCTCTGTGCCATTCGTAGTGGCATTATTCGCAGCAGTGTAGAATTTAATTGCCGTAACTGCATTACCCAAAGCAGTGCCGCCGCCTATGTTAATTATATTGCTACTGCCATCAGAATCCCCCACCATTAACAGCATAGGCTCTTCTGAATTGTCATAATGAGGCGTTCCAATTCTTGCAAACTTACGTGTGTTATCTGTGATTGATTGTGCGTTCACATCACCACCCCCGAGGAAAGCGAATGATCCATTTGCAGGAACCACCTCAAAGGTTTTTGTTGGACTTGTTGTTCCTATACCAACCTTACCAGTAGAATTTATAGTTACCCTATCATTACCACCTGTTCGTAGACGCAGGTCGTTAGAGCTTCGGAAAATGCTCATGTTAGAGTCCACTAACTGGATCTCGTTATTAACGATAATCGTGCCTTGAACGTCTAATTTCTGCGATGGACTAGTTGTTCCTATACCAACGTTGCCAGCAAAATATCCGTTGCCGTCACTGTCAATATCTACATATAGATCCTGTGTTGAGTAGTCTCTAACTTTTAGTATAGATGTAGTGCCACTTGATGGTCTTCTAACACCTATTACAGACTTTGTATTACTAGAGTTAATACTAATGTTAGCTGTTTCGCTATTCAGAGAACCTAAAACAATATCTTGGGCTGTATATAACTTACCTCCGTATCTACTCAAGTCTACATCAGAGCCAATTCTAATAGTCCCCTCTACGTGCAGTTTTTGCTGAGGACTAGTTGTTCCTATACCAACACCAGCCGTAGTTATTCTAGCTTGCTCAACTTCATTCGCGATGAATTGAATATTGTCTGTGTTACTACCACCTTCAAGTTTAATTTGCGTATCATTATTGCTAGTCTTAATCAGTAAATCAGTATTCGCAGATATAGTTGGTAAAATACCGTTTGTTGAAAAAGTAAGTTCCCTTCCAAAACTATTAGTGGAATCTACCGTAAAGGTGGAGGTTCCTGCACCGCTAATTGTGGAAGAACCGACAGTGATACCGCTGGCGGAGACATTACCTTGAGCTAAAACCTCATCAAGAGTTTGATCGTCGGTTTCAGAGGTTAAATAATTCTGTGACGAAACCCAAGATTGTGTGGCGACTGTGAGTCCAGCCATCGTGATGCCACCTGTAAAATTAGCCTGAGTTCCGCTTAGTGTTGGTATTGGTTTAAATGACATGTGGTTCCTCCTCTTCTTTTGTGTAATCGTTAATATCTAAATTGAATGCGTCACAAGCTTGTTGTAATGTGTCAAACCAGCTCCAGCCGTCTACAGGATAACTGTAACTATCTTTCTGTTCTTTAAGCAAAGTAAAGTCTTTGTTGAAGACAGCTTTACCAGCGAACAACAGATCTCCGCTATCATACTTATAAAATCCTTCTGTGTAATATTCTTGTTCCATTATGTTGCAATCGTCCACCCTTTGTTTGTTGCTATTGCTTTATCTTGGTCTGTAAGATTGCCTTCAGCTGGGGTTTCATTAATATTTATAGTTTTACTAGCGTTTCCTAAACCGCTAAATACTGCTGTCATAGCCTCTCTATCCATATTGGTCCTACGATAACTTACATTCTGTGTTATACCTGAAAGTATACCCCCAGACTCTAAAGAATAAGCTTGATAAAAAGTATTTCCAAGTGACGAAGAAACATTTGATGCGTCAATAGTAGGGACATGTTTTACTCCAAACGCAGAATTGAAAATCTCTGGCATTCTTGTTATATTGTCAGCGTTATTATTTATTCCTGTAAAACTATCTGGAAGTTTACTGAAGTATGTACTCTCAAACGCTTCCTCATAATCTGTAACTCCTGCGTTTCCAAAACCACTACATGTCCCCTCTGGAATTTCAGTTAAGTTATAAGTCGCACCAAGGAATTGTTCAAAAGCATCAGAGTTGCTCGCACTTACAGTAGTGAAATCATCTGGTAATCGAGTTAAATTACCACAACCATGAAACATTAAATAAAAATCAGTACTTGAATTGGTGGGGAGACTATCAATAGATTTTAAACTATTGCAATTATAAAACATTTGAAGTGTGTTTGTAGAGCCTGTTATATTTAAAGCTGGAAGACTTTCCAAATTATAACAACTACTAAACATAGCCAAGGTATCCGTGACATTAGAAAAATCAATCTCAGGTATTCTTTTTAAAGAAAAACAGCTATTAAACATGTATCTAACATCGCCAACAACATTTGTTAATTTTGGTATAGTTTCTATTGTACTGCAATAGGAAAACATCCCATGCATAGGGTTGCTATCAGTTTGACTGGTAGAAGAAGTATCTAAAGTTTTAGGGATTTTCTCTAAAGATGAACAAAAATAAAACATTCTATAAAAATCTGTCCCGCTTGATGTATCTATAGGAGGAATAAATCTTAAATTTCTACAATACATAAAGGTTTGAGAGAAACTAGTTGAATTGCTAGTGTCCATCATGGGAATCGTTTGTAACGTGGTGCAATTAATAAATGTGTTTTTCACGCTGGTAGGCGCTGCATTACTAATAGAATCTGGTATTTTAGTAAGTTTGAAGCAGTTTTGGAAAGTGCCAACTAGGTTTGTCCCTCCACTAAAATCTAATTCGGGTATTTCTTCTAATGCATGACAATTATTAAATGTTTGGCTCCAGTTAGAAATATTTGATGTGCTTCGATCAATCTCAATACTCCTCAAAGCATACATGTAATAAAACACATTATTAAAACTAGTCATGCTATCACTAAAGTTGACTATCCTTACATGCTCAAGATGTTTGCAAAGGTTACCACCAATATTACTTATCAATGAAATAGATGTTAAATTTGGAGAACCAAAAACAATATCTAAATACATTCTTGGGTTAGCGTAAGGATGTACATTATTAGGTGGATCTTCGACCAAATCAAAACTTGTGAATCCTTGTCCAGCTTGAGGCGTGACAGATATCAGAGCTTGTCTATATGTTCTGCCATCCTTACTATACGTAAATTCAGTATTAGCATTTAAATCAGAATAATTATATGTATGTTCTGCTTCAGCGTTATCGCCATATGTATCTGTATTACCATCACCCCAATCAACTGTGTAATTTCCACTAGTTGTATTAAAATGGAAAACAAATTGATTTTTAAATTCGCTACTTATAGCTACTAAAGCAGTAAACCTACTTTCGTTAGATGCTATTGTAGGCATATCTAACCATCTAGGATTCCTTACCCAAGGTGTAGCTTTAGGAGTTCTAGCTATAGAGCTACGCTCTAAAACCACATTTCTTATCGGAGTGTTGCCAAATCTTATTCCCATATCTTTTAGATTCTATACCAATTTGAACCATCAGATTGTACAGTCAAAGATTCAAATCTTGAGTTAATGGTTTCAGAGCTGCTTAGATCAATTGAGCCGAATGAGCTACTTATATTTACAGCTTCTGTTGTGAGGTTTTTAATATTATAAACATAATTACTATTATTTATGGCTGAAGGTAATGTGATGTTGGTTGACGCTGAACCACTAACTAAAACTGTATGGTCTGTATCTGTGATGGTATAGTTATTCGTAACAGTTTTTATAGGATTAACAACTGGAGAATTAGTTGATTCATCACTAATAAAATATAAAGTATTAGAATCTGGAGTTATTGCATCATACTCAGCCTGAGTAAGTTTTACTATAAAGTTAACATCACTTGATGATACGCCAGAGGGTGACGCAATGGTAACCGCACCAGCGGATTCCGTAATTTGTATACCTGAACCTGCTGTAAACGCTAACGTCTCACTAGGATCAAGGGTATTGCCACCAGCGGTGACCGTTCTTCCTGCGGATGAGGAGAAGGCTGCTGCTCCAAGCTCCCTAAAACCAACCTCATTACTTCCATTAATAAATAGCGCGGTAGCTTCTGAGCCTTGATTTGATAAGCCCGTGAGGGTTAAATTAGGAGCTTTGATTTTTGAATTAAAGGTTTTTTCGCCAGAAATAGACTGCTCCCCATAAACAAGAACAGCTTCATCAATCGTAACATATGGGTTTCTCTCAACAGGCTGTTTTACAATCCTATTGGGGCCAACAGTCCAAGCTACCCCGGAGCCTATTTCGCTGTTAGGAACCAAGTGGAAATAAAAATCTCCAGAATTTGTTTCAAATCTTGCTTCATCTATACCAAAAGTTTGGACACCTAATTGATTAATTGGCGCAGTATATTCAGGGAATAATGACTCGGAATTAAATCCACTGCCAGTAGTAATAAATACATCCAAATCTGTCATTTTGACATATGACATGTCATTATCAAATGTAACTGTTAAACTAATTTGACCAGTTTGACCTGTGGTATTCACACCAGATTTATCTGACAAAGAACCAGAATGGAACGTTGTCCCCGTTGCGTCCTTAACGGCAACCCCACTAATTGAAGGAAGGTTCCCATAAAAATAGAACTCAGACTGGCTTTCTAAACTATCTCGACCTTGTACTTTAGTTCTGATTCCAAAATGCTTTGCATAATCCCCAAAAACATTTATATTTTCTACCTCATTAAAAGTAAAAAATGTATTTTTGTAATCAACCAGATATCCAGTCTTGATATTATTTCCAGAAATATCTATAATATCTATATTAACTTTGGAGGTAAAAGCGCTAGCTAAAAAAGAACTTTCACTAGTTATATCATTCTCATCTCTATCTAAAATACCCAACTGTATTCGAACATCTTTATATAGATGAACTCCGCTACCACTAGAAACAGCGGTTACATCTCCAGTATTACCAGAGAAGAAAACGGGAAACTCATAAAGTCCCGTATTTAAAAGGTCATTTCCGTAATCAAATGGCATCTTATCTAAAGTTTATGTTTGTAACTACAGGTCTATCAAGAGAAGCTATGTTTTCATACAGGAAAAAGCTTCTGATGGTAGTGTACTCAGAATCGAAATAAACATTTGTTGAATCCGAAGTTTTATCACCCAAAGCTTTTACAGCCATAAAGAAGTTTCCAACGTTTTTAATACCCGTGAATTTAACACCAGTAACATCTTTATCAATACCAGAGTTTTTCACTACTCCATTAGGGTAATGTAAATTTACATTGTATCCGTTATTGTTAGCAACTTGCGGCCAAGCACCGCTAATAAAAAAGCTTTCTGCTCCAACATCTTCACCTGTTGTTAATGCTAGAGAAGTGGGTCGATCTAAATTTGTATAAACTTTATCTCCAACTTGAGTAGAGACAGAATATGCAAAAGTATTTTCTTTTCTTTCTATAGAAATATTTTTCTCAATAAGATCATACTTACCAGTATCAAACTTTATTGCAGCTACTAAGTATTCGTTAGGGTTTTCTTCTTTGATTGAATCAATCTGATAGATAATATCAGAAGCATTTTTTATGTCATATCTATATGGACTCCCAACTTTTATAGTGCTTAAGTATTCAGGTTTATCAACCCCGCTTACGAAAGAACCTCTTTCCCCTGACACATCACCAATTGAACCACCACCCGCGACATTTAAAGTAACTAATTGAGATGGAGTACCTATTCCAATTTCTGATTCAAGAATACCGCCATAAGCAAAATTTGCCTCGCCTAAACCAGAGAAATGCCCAGTGAGGTCACGATATTGTGTTCTCAACCTTCTGTCAGTGGTATCATCATCATCATACTTATAAACACCTGAACTTTCATTTATTGAATATAAAGTATTCCCTCCAAAACCCGTGTCTGATATAAATTTATCATAATCTTCATTATCTTGATCAGTTAAACCGCTAGCAAAAACCCAGCCTGTAAATAACGTGTTAAAATAAAGTACATTATCCCCAGTTCCTGTGTAACAGGGGTATTCTTCAAATAAATTATTTGTCTTTTCATGCTCCTCAATTTTCTCTTCGCTATAACCACTCTTATAACCAGAAAATGAATAATCTCCAGTGAATACGTTAAAATCTGCATCAATGTTGCCTGTAATAGAAAAAGATTCATACCTATCTCTTTTTTTAGTGGCTAAATTATTTAAACCAGAAACGCTTTCTTGACCTGTGGGATTATACACAGTTAAAACCCCTGTCATTGAAGTCGTAAAAGGCCCACTTAATCTGATATACTGACTATCAACGTCCACACTCATTATCTTACCGAAGTTGGACTTATTACTTTTTAATTCATCATCTATAATGATTAAGTCTCCGGGTTGGCAAAGTAAAGCTTCCAAACCAGAAGAAAAAGCTACTCTTTGATTCTCTTTGATTGTTTTATATATTAAATGCTCACCAATTCTGAGGGCCATCGCTCTTGAGGTGACACCTGCTGCTTCTATAGTGGTTTTAAAAACACCGCGATTTCTTATATCTTCAGCATCTTCAATAACTTCCACTTTAGGGACAAAGTTTTCAAATCTATCCTTATAAGCCACCTCAACAGTATTGAACTGTTGATCTCTTCTAAAATTAGAATAGTTAAAAATTCCATCTTTAACATTAATGTTGGAAAATGTTGCAATAGGTTCTTTTATTCTTTGATCAATAAAAGAAATTTCAGAGTTTCTGAAAAATGTTTTACCCCTGAATAAGTTTGATATTAACTGAATAGCGTCAAAAATTTTCTCTTTTGAATTGAATAATATATTACAAGAGAAACGAGGCTCTAAACCACCTCTGCCATCTGGAACCCCTACAAAATCACCATTTTCATCGACAGCATCACAAAATCTTCCTATCTTGTAAAGTTCCCACTTATTAATTTCTGTTTCTGAGACTTGCTGCCCCAAACCATACCTCGTACTCGTCAGTAGGTCAAAAAGAATCCAAGCTGGATTATCTGTCCAGCCTTCTTTGAATGATCCATTCCAATCTCCATTATATAACTTTTTCTCAGAAGCAGTTGATTCTGCCAGTTCTTTTTCTGTTTTATAGTATCTTTTGTCTTTTGAGGTTACACCATTAGATGTGGGGAAATAATTACTTGGTATTTTTATTTTTTTTAATCTAGCGTCATAAGTTCTTTCTGGTATATTGCTAAATGTTCTTGTGTCAACTTTAACTCCAAATACAGCAGAAAAAGGGTACGTAAAATAAGACGGTATGATTTCTGTTACTTTAGAAAGCATAACATCTTTACTGATCAAAACAGAGAACGTTTCTGTAGATAACTTTGTGACTTTTATGTATCTTTTTTTAAGACTGCCATCTACAGCATCTGAAGCGTTAGAATAAACAGGCGGTAAATCAAATGGGACATTTATATTTTTATCAGAACGTGTCCCTTCCCCTGCCACCATAACATGTTTATAAGAATCTGAATCATTTAATTGATCTGGATTACCTATATCCAAAAGTGTTACTGATTCTACCAAAGCAGCGATTCTATAAGTTTTTGAAGAAAAAGGTTGCTGATTACCATCTCTTTTTAATATACCAACTTCGACTTCAATATTTATGATTGCTGGTATTTTATCTCCCGCTTTAAAAATATCTGGGTCATCAGCTGTACTCTTATCTTTTGCTAAAGAATCATACAAACTGTTAATTCGCAAAGTAATTGATGCTTGCGCGACATTTGGGTTGTGAATTACATGAGTGACAGGAACAGCCGATTCATCGGTAAAATTACTAGCACTAGCAGTATTCCATGAAGAAAAAGATACTTCTTCATTCTTCTTATTTAAACGTACGCTATCTAAACTTCCTTCATTTATGGGAATCCCATCTTCATTCAGCGTTACCACCCCTCCACTCAAATCAGACTCGGATTGGCGCATCTGCGATTTGAGGTTTGAATTAGGCGTAATTCGTTGAACCTGACCTTCATTTATATATGGCCCATATAAAACCCTATTATAGTTTTTGTCGATAGAGATTTTATTAAAATAATTTAATGGATTTTGAGTTTCTTCCCCTAGTTTCTGCTCAATCAGAACATTTGAAAAATTATATTTTAAATTAGGGTTTGCCCTATATCTTAAGGCAACATCAGTTACCCCACTGGCTAATTTTTTAAAAGGTTCTGGTACTTCTACGGCATAAATGGGGTAAGAGTGAACCTTACTAAGTAGAGCTGGAACGTGAATAATGTAAGCTCCTATAACGTTACCAGTTAATTCATTATTTTCATCTATTACTGGAACTAATACGTTATAAACATTCGCATCAGAACTTCTATCCAACGGGACAATTGCCCCACCATTGAGTAATTCAAACGTTAAATCTTTTGGATTAAGTATTTCTGTCCCTACTGAAGCTGACAAGAGATTTCTTGGGGGATAATACATAAACATAAAGCCACTGGTAGCCCCATCTGGAAATACAAGTTCTGCGAGTTCATTTTCATTAACCTCTAACCAGTTACGATCCCCTAACGCATTAGTTAGTGTGGATTCTATTAAATCGTAATATTTTAGATTTTTTATAGTTCCATCATTAGAGTCCACCAAACTTTTTAATTCCCGTAACAAATCAATAAAAGGAGTCATTGCTCCTTTAGAATCAACCCCCTCTTCCAATGCTTTCTTATCAAAGAAGAACTTTAAGTTCTCTATATTTCGTCTTGTGTTACGCTCAACGCTGTATGCCCCTAAGAAGCAAGTTAAAGTTGATTCCGAAAAAGGAGTCGTTGAACCTATTGGAGAATTAAGCTGAACGTAACCCAAATTTTCATATCTGGAAGAACTGCGCCACTCTAACACATGGATACTGCGACCAAAGAAGAGACCGTTATCATAGAATGTACCATCGTCGTAATTGCCAGCTGCCGTCATATTTGTATAGTTTATGCCGTCGTTACTCTGGTAATCCTGACCTTGCATCTGACTACCGAAGACTTCTGGTTTTTTCCAAACATGAATCATCGGAAACTTCCAACCAAAATACGGCCTTACATTGTACTGTAATTTGTTTTTAAACCCCTCTGCAAAAGAGTTGTCTGCAATTTGTATATTAACAAGGGAGGGGGTTGAAGCGTTAAAATCAAAGTTTTCATTCGCTACTGAAACGGCAGTACCATCTAAATATACACCTCTAGAAATTTGTGATCTAGGCAACTTGTTCCCCTCTGGATCGACCAAACCTTCAATTGGACCATCCGAAATTAAATCAATATTTTCAGCGATACTGAAAGAAGCTCCAAATTGAAAATCTCCAATAACAGGGGGATTTAGAACCGCAGGAGTAACTTTAGGTTTTTTGCTGCCCCCACCTCTTGAGGATATTTTTTTAAGTAAATGCTTCATTATTCTTGAATAAAAGCTCGTCTTATGTCTGCGACACCAACGGAGTCGTCGTAAGGGTTTCTGGTCATTGCAACCGAAGATTGTATCGTCTGTGGAATAGACTTTACAGAGCTTTGAATAATATTTGAACCCACCACTAACCTGCCGTAGCCAATAGGCAAAGGGTCACCTTGTGATGCTACGTTCGCCGCGCCTCCTTGGAATATTAAAGATTCGGACCCCCCACCCACTGTAGCTTCTCCCCCTTCAATAGTACCCGGGTCCATTAAAGCGTATTGTATAAGGGCTGAAGCTACAGATACAACCAAAGAGGCGACAAACATCCCGACAGGTCCATAACCAGCAATTAAAGGTACAATATCTATTTCATTTGGGTTTTTAATGGACAGAAACTCTTGTTTATCCATTCTTTTCCTATCAACTAAAATATCATAACTTAAACCAGATTTTTGCAGGTCAATCATTCTTTTCCTAAAGCCATCTCTATTCGCATCAATGGCTCGGACAACATCTCTGGGTCTAGACAGCTCCATTGAGAAGGATTCACCATACTCTTTTGCTAGAATTCCATGTATTTTAATTGTCGTCATACAGCTTCCTTTAACCTTTCTATTATACTTACATCTATTTCTGAATTTTGTGGTGTATGAATATGTATTTTTTTGCTTAATAAACTATAAATCAAAAAGGGGTCACAACAATTATCTGCAACCTTCAAATCAAACTCCGAAGGTTTCTCATCCCCATCAATATGGCTATGAAAAACAATTACACCATCCACTTTGTCTTTAAACAGAAGATAATTGATGGGGTTAATAAGAAAAAAATTAGCAGGGTCTTCTGAAATATTCTCTTGTTGTTCTACTAAAAATTCATTAGAATCCTTCTTTAAACCTAAAAAACCGCAAACTTCCACATATTTATTGGATTCACAAATTTCAATTATTTTATTTATTGCTTGTTTTTCGTTCATTAGAAAGTTCCTCTTGATTGATAATTATAACCATCTGTCCCCGGAAACCCACCAAATGGCAAGGTAAACGCTTTAGTTTGATTTGGGACGTTAGCGCTGAATTTTGCCGAATCATAAGTTAATTCTCTCTGTTCAAACCCAGTTCCTCCAAAACCACTAAGATGTATCTCGCCTGTATGCTCATCTAAAAGACCAGTCACGGTATTAGTAGGGGAGTCTAAAAATCCCGTTTCCATATCATACCAAGCAACAAGATCATTCTTTAAAACCGCAGCATCACCAGTTAATTGACTATAACTAATTGGCATCCCCATACCCTTATTAAAGTTTAAAGCTGGGATTTGATTTCCATTGTCATTCACGGTGTTCGCTTGGGTGGAAATTAAATTAGTACTAACCAACATAGCTCTTTCCTCGTCAGTTAGTTTCCTATTCCAAATGCAAACTTGTGCAATATCACCCTGAAAAGAAGATACTTGTTTGTTGGGTGCT